AAAAGTTCTGCTACACCGGTATCTACTTCTTGTAACATTTTTGGTGCAGTCGTAGCTACATCATCCATATTGATAAACCACATATAACTCTTGAAACCAGACATAAAATCATATGAGGGATCACGTGTATAAAAATATCGTGGATCATCAGGTAAACCGGTTAATTGAGCAAAAGTACTTACCAGAATTCGTTGAATAGAGGTCTTACCAATGGAAGAATCACCAGAAATAAGAAGTGTAAATGGAGCTTGACGTGGCTGACCAACAATTTCAGCTGTCATGAAATCTCCATAAACAATTCGAATTTTACTAACTAAAGCATTTAATTCTCGACGATCTTTGATACTTTTAGCAAATTTAATGTATTCTTCTCCTTTTTTAATACAATCTTCACACATTGTTTGAAATTCCTGATCAGAGAAAATACGAATTTTGCAATCTTGCCCAAGCATCAAATTCCACTCCATAACTTTGGCACAATTATCATACCATATGGCATAATCATCTGAGCTATGAAATAAGGGGCCGAGGCTCTTTGTTTCAACACACACACATAGTCGGGAAAAAACGTATTCAGCCACATCACAAAAAGCTAAAGCAAATGATGTAACAGATTTGTGCTTCTTTGATGCTTTAAATTCACCATAAATTATACTGGCAGTTCTATCCGAGAGTCCAAAGAATTCAAGAGAACCGAATGTCATACAGAAGGACATAAATTCTCGTAATTTATCTAGAAGTTTAGCATCAGACATCCGTTCCCAGGCCGTAATAGCCTCCCGAACTTTGCCTTGAGTTTCAAACTGAGAGTCCATAACTGTCCACAAACTTTCAACTAATTTATCAAAAACTTGAACAACATAAGAAGAAAGAGTGCGTTCAGTTAAGTGTCCCAAACAGACAAGTGAGGCAGTTACAAATTGTACTTTATTCGAACACTGAGTTAAAAGAATCATGCTCAAGGCAAAATTTTCTAGCTTTTTAAGGGGTAATGTGACATCAATATTTTTCCCAATATCAGAACACATCTTTGATATTATTGAAAACATCTTTCTCAATTCTTGGAGATTATATTCATCATCTTCATTAGAAAAGAAAGAACTAAACATCTG